GTACACATACATCAAGAATTAACCCCTTTCAAAAAACATAAGCCCCCCCCTCCAGAAGAAAAAAAATATCTTCCTTTTTCCTGATTATTTCTTATTCCTATCTAATATACAATAAACAACATACGTCTAATATACCATCTCGTCTGAGTATTAGCTACCCTACCCCAATCACAATCCACTAGCCCTACTGCGTCAAATTGACACACCCTTTGTGCCATATTATCACATACTAGGCATTAACCACAATAAACTAGGGTGTACATATTACTCCGCAAGGTGTAATCTTTACTATATACAGCACAATCCACCACCCCTACAATACGCATATCCACAACGGACATGGAGGCTATACATTATGAGAGCATTATTTATTAAATATACTGTACTATTCAGTAAGGCCGGATTGGTAGTCCCGGCTATGTTAGCTAGTGCGGCTGCAAGCGGCATTGAGGATAGACAGGAAGCTGCACTAGCCATTATCGGTTACCTTGAGGAAAGTAAGCATCCTAGCGCTGGCTGGATACTGGACAACTTCACTTATCACCTAGCAGGCGAACTGGAAATCGAAAACTTGCCAGCCGCGCGGATATAATATAGGATTCCACCATGCCAGCGGGCAGGCCGCGTCCGCCATTTATATATATACATAGGAGTCATACCAATGGAAAATGATAATGAAACCAAATTGCCGGAAGGCATTGCCGAACTGGTAGCCAAAACTAAAGCTGACGGCAAAACCGTCGAAAAGGCTGCCCAGTATGAAATCCCAACCATTGAGCGTATCGCTGATGTGATTGCCAATGGTACAGACGAACTCCGTCAGCAGTTGTCAGAGTTCGCTACGCTTGGGTTCGTATCCCGCCTCCGGAACTACATCGTAGCTGACCGTACACAGGGCCGTGGAACTATCACCATGCAGGACATGCTAGAGATGGCAGCAGAAGCCGCCGCCTCCCGTGCATCCACCAGTGAAGGACTGGCAGCGCACCGTGAACTGGTCGGACTTATCGTAAAGGTTGCCGAGGCCTCCGGCATGTCAGCCAATGGCTGCGCCAAGGTCCGCAAACTGGTCACGTCACCGGTAGGCCTGTCACTGGCTAGTGCATCAGTCAAAGCCAAGATTTCATCCCTGCTCGAAGCTACCGCCGGCGCACTGTCGGATGAGGATTTGGCCCGCCTGCAGTCGCCTATGCAGAAGCTGATTGAGGCTACACAGGCAACGGATGACGCCGACGAGTGGTAAGCCTCCACCCCTGACGGAAGCCTGACCTATCCCCCCTTGCCTAGTGCTTGGGGGGATATTTTACGCCCTGAAAAAATTTGCCCTACGCTACGCTTCGGGATTAGATAGTTCGCTACGCTCACGTTAGTTTACATTACAATCAAGCTACCCCCTACGGGGCTTTTTTACATTTAGAGTCTCGCGGCTTTCAATAGAGACTACAAAATTTTTCCGAAAAATCTGCCATATATCATATTGTAAACCATAGAGAGCTATGCTACCATTCTCACACTATGGCATTAGCAGAGTATAATAGACTAGATAAGGATTTAAGTCCTATGCAAGAGCGGGTAGCTGAATTGCAGGCTGCTGGCTGCACTCCCGCGCAGATTGCTAGTGCCACCGGTTATAGTCTAAGCTACATCAGTGAATTAGGCAGAATGGCTAAGTTTAAGGAATTGGTAGTTAATAAGAGTGGCCGGAGAATAGAGCGAGAATTAGAGTTAAAGGATAGGTATGAGAGTTTAGAGAATAGTCTGTTAAAGGGGATTAGGGAACGGGCTGCTACAGCGGATATGAGTGAATTGAGTAGGGCATTAGATGTGGTAGCCAAGAATAATCCTAGGCGGGCTAGTAAAGGATTGGGAGTGCTAGGGGATGGCGGGAATAATAGTAACGCCGTAGTGAGTCTAAGATTGCCGGAGCATGTGCAGGCGAGTATCGGGATTGAATTGAAAACTAATGCCAGAAACGAAGTCGTAGAAATCGATGGCAGAGAAATGTTACCCTTGACAGCACAGGAGATTCAGAGTAGGATAGCCTCAAGAAATGAGTGACGGAGGTACCCAAAATGCCGATTCAGAATGTAGCCAGAATCCAGCGGTTAGCGAACAGCTTACGTTCAACACAGCGGAAATAAGAGCCAGATGCAGGACAGATTTAGATTTCTTTAGTGCCATTATACTACTCGGGGTAGAGCTTAAGCCTTTCCCTCCATATTACCATATGCTATGGAAGCTATTCACTACCCTAGAAATGGACACAAGTAAAGTATTTAGGTTCGCATTAGGCTTACCCCGTGGTCATGCTAAGACTACGTTTATTAAGTTATTGATTTGCTGGTTGGTATTATATCACCGAGCGCATTTCATACTCATGGTCTGCTCCACCGAGCCGCATTCCTACAATATGATGGATGACGTGGATTACATGCTAAGCAGTAGGCCAGTCAGTCAGATATGGGGAAATTGGAAAAGCGGCCTAGTCAGGGATACTAAGGGATTAAAGAGGGGTAAGTTTAATGGGGAGGAAGTAGTATTAGCTGCATTAGGCGCTGGCACTTCTGTTCGAGGATTAAATATTCTAAATACTAGGCCAGATGTCATAGTCATGGATGATATCCAGACTAAAGAATGTGCCAAGAGTGAGACTGAGAATCAAGCCCTAATGGAGTGGCTAACTGGTACGTTGATTAAATGCCGTGATATGCAGCGGGCATTATTAGTCTATATAGGCAATATGTACAATGAAGATTGCATATTAAATCAATTAAAGCTGCATAAGCAGTGGCAGAGTTTCATTATCGGTGCTATATTGAAGGATTGGACTACCCTATGGCCTGAGATGTTTACCCTAGAGCAGTTATTGGATGAATACCAGCATGATAATAGCCTAGGACTAGGGGATGTCTGGTATTCAGAGGTAATGAATATTCCAGTAGGTGGTAAGTTATCTTTGCTGCCAGATGGTAAGATACCTGATAGTCCAGTAGTTGAAGGAGAAGAGGCTATAGGAGCATTTATTACTATTGACCCTAGTGGATATAGGAAGGACAGTGATGACACCGTGCTAGTTGGGCATAAGATTTATGCGCCTATGCATTACAGGGTTGAGGAAGTACAGGCAGGCATAATGAATCCGGGCCAATGTATAGAGAAAGCATTGGAACTGGCTGTCCGAATGAATGCTACTCATATATTTGTGGAGACTGTAGCATATCAGCAGACCTTGAAGTGGCATTTAGAAGAGGCAGTTAAGGGTATGGTAGGCAAGGCAGCAGGAATTGAGGTGTATGAACTTAAACCTGCTAGGAGAAATAAGACATCTAGGATAAGGACTTGGATTAAAAGCCTACTAGATGGTACTTATAGCCTACGGAAAGACGTCAGGAATGTGGTTATGTTTCAGGCACTAGCATTTAAGATTGAGCGCACTGACAATACCGATGATATATTAGATGCCTGTTCATATGGTATTGATGTCAGGAATGAATATCAGGATTTAATCATAGATGCCTATGCTCTAGGACAAGACCATGCAGGTATGTGGGGCGTAGGACAGGCTCATGTTATGGATAATAATAGTTTCTTAGACTCAGGAGTGAGTATCCTATGAAATTAAACACTACAGATACTAGGTCATATCCTACTGACCCTAACAAACCTCGGGGGGATATAGGAAGTTTAGGACAGGCAGTACTAGAGAATGCTCCTATATCAGGCGATGCCTTAGCCGCTATTGATTTATTACAATCGCTAAAAGAAGGTAAATCGAAACAAGCTCTATTAGATGCTATAGGATTCCTCCCTTTTGTAGGGGGCACTATTGCTAAGGTACTCAAGAAGTTCCCTAGGCATCAAGTAGGTACGGAATTAGTAGATACTAAAACCTTGCAGCAATTTGCAGAGTTCGATAGACGTCTTACAGCAGATGGAAGGGCTACTATCGATAGCCTAAAGAAATCCATACAGCAAAAAGGAATTACAGACCCACTTATCCTTAAAGTACATCCGAATGGCAGGGCTTTTATAGGAGAGGGTAACCACAGATTACAGGCAGCTAAGGAATTGGGAATTGAGCAATTGCCAGTTCGAGTGCATATGAATGCTCACAATAGTGATAATCAAGGAGCCTCTAGGTTTATCAAAGGAATCGAGGCAAGAATACGGGCAAATCATCCTAGAGGTGAGCGACGTAGCATAGTAACCAATAGTAGTACGCATTTTGCTCCATCGGAAATTATACAGACTGGCAGGCAATATCCCAAGTTCGATAACTTAGCGGAACTTAGGGATGTGTTAAAAGAATTAGGAATCGAATAAGGGGTAATATAATGGCCAATGCATTAGTATTGAGTACGAAATCACAGGATAGCCTAGTTAAATATTGCAGTAGCATCCTAGAAACTAAACGCCGATTCACACAGTTCACAGATAAGCTAACTGCTATTGATGTGGCCTATGCCTGTTATAAGGCTAAGCTAGCCAAAGACCAGCAGCCTGTGAATGCAGTCGATATTCAGAAGTTACTCCCTACTAATGACATATCAATCCCTATTATTGCCAGCCAAGTTGATTCGGTGGTAGCCTATCTAGTTGATGTATTCTTATCTGGCCATCCTATATTTCCAGTAGTCAGTGATAGCCGTGATAAGGTCATGGCTGAGAAGTTTGAGAGCATAGTAGATACCCATGCAGTTAAAGGCAGATATGCTAGGCAGTTCCAGATGGTATTTAAGGATGCAGCCAAGTATAATTTCTGCGCATTAGAAGGTCGGTGGGACAGTAGTGCCGAGTTCAGTAAATCCCTCCTAGCAGAGTTCCAGCAGTTTCAAGGGGTGCATGATAATACTCTAGATAGTTTAGCGTACTACACTAAAGTTCGAAGATTAGACCCTTATAATACAGTTTGGGATTATAGGAAACTGCCCGCCGATGTAGCCGATGAAGGTGAGTATGTAGGCTATGTGGAACTCATGGGCAGAGTAGAACTGAAAAGGCTACTGAATAAATACAGCCAAGACCGAATCCATATGAATGTAAAGAAGGCCATTAGTAATAAGGCTGGAGTTAGTGGTAGTGGCGACACCGTGACGGGGGATAATATTGCCGCTGCCGGTAAGCCTATTACTTACGTCGATAAGCCTCAGATTAGCCAATACATAGATAGTACAGCCTATGCACAGGGTGGTACTTGGCTAGAATGGCTAGAGGGCCAGCAGGCTGCACAAGGTATCTACCCCGGCTACTCTAACATGTATGAGGTGGCTACACTATATGCTAGGATAATCCCTAGTGAACATGGCATTGTAACGCCTGAGGCTAACACTCCTCAGATATGGAAGTTACAGATAGTAAATGAACAAGTGTTAATATATGCACAACCGGAGGATACCCCCTATGATAGACTACCAATCCAAATTGGCCAAAGCGTTGAAGATGGTTTCGGATACCAAACTCGCGGTATTGGCGAGGCTCAAATCCCCTTCCAACAAGCTGGCAGTGAAATGTACAATATTCGCATTAGCAGTGCTAAGCGTAGCATTAATGACCGTGGTATATATGATGCAACACTGATTGACCCAGTAGATGTTAATAGCCCTACGCCGGCAGCTAAGATACCAGTTAATAATCTCAAAATGGGTAAGACATTAAAAGATGCCTATATGCCTATTCCATTCCAAGATGGTAGTACTGTCAGTGCCATGCAGGATTTACAGCAGACCCTAAACATGGCTAACATGCTATTCGGTATCAATCCCTTCAGGCAAGGGCAGACTGTTAAGGGCAATCGTACACTAGGCGAGTTCCAGAGGATTGATAATGGGGCTGACTTAAGGTCTAGGATGATTGCCCTAATGATGGAGATGCAGATATTCATGCCTCTCAAGGATATTATCAAGCTGAATATCATCCGTAATAAGGATGAGATTAAGGCATTGAACTTTAATACTGGTCAGCTACAAGTAGCTAAGCCGGGAGATTTCCTTAACACCGTGATAGAATTTCAAGTGGCTGATGGCTTTACCCCGAAGTCTAAATTAGCTGACACTCAACAGCTTCAGATAGCCTTCCAAGCCCTAGAGCAGAACCCATCCCTGTCTGCAGGCTACAATATGCCAGACCTATTCGCCCACTTAATGAGCCTAATCGGTGTTAAGAATATTAGCCAATATCAGTATACACCAGATGATAAGCGGGCTATTATGGCCGCCGCCATGCCATTCCTAGGGGAGATGCTACAGCAGGCCGGCATAGATATTAACCAGCTTCAGCAGCACGGTGGTAGTGCAGGCAATAATCCACAAGGTACTAATAAATCACAGCAGCCAATAGTGCCGGCTCACGGATAAGTTATGAGGCTCTTTAGCAGGGATAGGAAACGTCTAGGTATTGTTTATGTTTTACTATTCGAGAGCGGAGAATACTATATTGGCAGTACGAGACAGTTAAAATCTAGACTGCATAATCATAGTCGTAAACAAAGGTTTCCTTATATACTATTAGAGTCGTATGCATACTTATGTAATGATAGGGATTTACGGGGGTTTGAGGATGCAGTTACTGAGGACTATATAGACTCTTTTGGGCTTGAGTCTGTAAGGGGAGGTAAATATGTGAATCCTACGATACTACCTCCTCAGTATTATGAGGAGGTACAACCCAATGAGTACGAATTCAATTTTAACTTAAAGTATAAGGAGTCAATAATATAATGCAATTACCGAATAATCAATCATTACAAGCAATACCATGGGAGTTCACAGCAGCAGAGAAGCTTAAATTACAGGAGATATTTAATTCTCCCCTAGTTCATGCCTATCTACAATCCCTAAAATATCTGGCTTTATCCAATAAGCTAGTACCCCCAGAGAATACTACTCTAGACGATGTCAAGGCAGCCAATGATTATATGGCTGGTCAAGAATATACTCTAGATGCTCTACTCTCTAATCCACTCTACGTACCAATAATAAAGGAGTCTTAATATGTTTAGTAAAATGTTCGGAACCAAATCTAATGAGCAACAGCAGCCACCTGCCGTAGGAGCCAAAGACCAGATTAAACCTGATGGCATGAGTCCTAGCGACCCTAATGCCGCTGGCGTAGCTGACCCCAATAATCCGGATTCTGGCAAATCGCAAGAAAATCCACTTGACGCGTTCAAGGATTTGTATAAAGTAGACCCACCTAAAGAGGGTGATACTACACCTC